AGCCTGTTTTGACAGCTTTGTAGAGGGTTTCAAGAAAGGGGCCAGAGCTGCTGAAAAAGAAATAAACAAGAAATTCAAATCGGAACAGATATGAATATAGACACAGAGTTTAATGTAGGTGATAGTGTATGTTACCTAAGTGGTGACAATATCTGTCATTCCACTATAAGCAAAATTACTATTGAAATATCCTATACAGATAGAAGTTTTTTAATGGTTTACAAATTGTCTGACGGCTTAAGTGTGCCTAGAAACAACTATCCACAATGGGGGAAAAGGCTTTTTAGAGACAAAAAGAGTTTAATAAAATATTTATCAGAATTATAACGGAACAGAAATGAATGATGGAGTTTATTTTGACCAAAATGGTAACGAGGTAATCGTAATCAATGGATTTGAATATTCACGAGAAGAATTTGATTCCCTTGTGAATATATGTGGAGATTGCAATATATAATAAAAGAAAGAAATGAGTAAAACAACAATTTATTACCTATTCCTAGTAGTAATGTATATGCTTTTAGGATAGGTGGAAAGGATAAGATATGAAACAGACAGTAGAAGAAGCGGCATACGATTATGCTACTAATAAAACGAAGTTCAGAAAAGACGTTCTGAAAGAAGTTGACGCGGATACCTACGTTTCACGTCATGCTGATAGTATGGAAGATTTTCAATGTGGTGCAGAGTGGCAGTCAAAGCAATCGCCTTGGATTAACGTTAAAGAAAGGTTGCCGGAAGAAGAACAAAAAATCTTCGTTTTGACAATGGGTTATGGCGTACCATATATTCAAAAAGAAACGTTTCGTAGAAGCAACAATTTAGATATAAAGGGAATATGGACTCACGGAAACAGTATCGTGTTGGCATGGCTTCCTATTCCGTCTTTCGATGATATATTAAAGAACAACAATAAAAAATGAAAGCAATAACCATAAAACAGCCGTGGGCCTCTTTGATAGTCCATGGTATTAAAGACATTGAGAACCGTACTTGGAGCTGCCCTAAGAAATACTTAGGGCAGAGGGTACTGATTCATTCAAGCGGTAAACCTTTGAATTATGATAATTTCTATGATTCAATACTTACCAATGAGCAGTTATTGGCATTACCGGAAAACAAAGAGTGGAAAGATTTTAGTTTTTGTACAGGCTCCATAATCGGAAGCGTCGAGATAATAGACTGTGTACAAAACCATCCTTCCATCTGGGCAGAGAAAGGAGTTTATAACTGGGTACTAGCTAACCCTATTCTCTACGAAAATCCAATTGAGGACGTGAAAGGCAAATTATCCTTTTGGGATTATCCCAGTATCAAAGAGATAAAGATAGAATGTCCGGAATGTGGCAGTATAGAAATAGCTGTTGAGGACTATACAACGGCACCATTCCCAACTTATTTGCATAGGTGTAATAAGTGTGAACATGTGATTATAGAAAGTGAGTGGAAGGAGGTAAAACTATGAGAGATTTTTATGAACTGATAAACCAATATCCATGGACTACTATTTTTCTTGCTATTTTCATTTATGAAGTGATTAAATGTGTGATGTCTAATTTGAAAAAGAAATAGCCATGAGCAAACTATACAAAGTAACCATTTTCGGGGAATCATTCTTAATCGGGTGGTTCCCTTTTTCTTCACGCTGGTATAACAAGCTAAAGATAATCAAATGATAGTACGTCATTTTATAAGAGTTCCGGTTGGAAGTACTGTCTATTGCGACAATCAGCCGGTTAAAATACTAGAGAAAGGATATGCCCTTGCTCTATGTGATGTTAATGGGAAACGGGTATATATCACTTGCTATGATTTGGAAAAGAAACCATTCGTCAGCACGAATGGGGAAGAATGAAAAAGAGCCAACCCACGCACGACCATGAATCAGCTCTTCCTTACACGATTATGATGCAAATATACTATTTACTTTTAAAATAATCGTGTTATGGAACTGGATTTTAACAAAATAATTCGCCTTAAAAAGATTAGAATTGAGAAATCAGAACTTTCAGAGGAAGAAAATACCTTAGCTTCACCGATTTTGAGAGATAAAAGCCTTATTAGGGATATCTATAAAATCTTCGTTGAGCTATTGAATAGCAGAAGTCTTCCCCCTTGTATTGATAGTGTTACCCAGCGGAAGAAGTTCATCTTCATTATCCTGTACCTGTTTTCTCCAAGTTCGCTTGCCGGTGGGAAAATGACAGCTGGGTTACGCGAAGAGATGTCAAGGGTACTTGGGGTTCAGTCCAAGAGTACAATTTCCGACAACTGCGCTGATGTCGTGTTTTTGTATCAGAACTATGGGGATTTCAGCGGGGATATAGAGTATCTTTATACCGAAATCGTAAATCGGTTAAGAATCAAAGGGCTAATCAATTAATGAGCCGGAGTTTAGTGCTCCGGCTTTTGTTATGTGTACACGGTGTTAAAAGTAACAAATATGTTATTTCTTTCTTCATCTTTGCTTGTTTTATTGTAACAAATATGTTACTTTTGTAGTGTCAATTAAAAATGTTCTTTGATTTTATGAAGTATTCAGAGTTTTACAAATTGATTGAATCAGCTGGCTGGACAATCAAAAAGGGAAAGAAACATTATAAATATGTTCATCCCGACTTTGACTACTTTATTCCTGTTGGCAGACATCAGTCTCAAGAGATACCCAATGGTACTCTTGACAGTATGTTGAAAAAGGCAGGGTTAAAGAAGTGAAAGGACTGCACCCACTTCGGTGGGTGCTTTAATTGACGAATTTAAAATACACGATTATGAAGAAGATTAAGGCAATTATTGAAAAGGCGAATGATGGGGGTATTTCCGTATATTCGGAGGATGTGAACGGAGCGTACGGTTTTGGGCTTACAGAGCAGGAAGCGAAAGATGATTTTATGTCCGTACTTGAAGAGCAGGCTGAATATTATAAAGAAAAACATGGAGACTTTCCTGTGTGGTATAAGTCTGGGTATTCTGTTGATTACGTATATGATTTAAGCGGATTCTTCGAGGCATTTCCTTTCATAAATGCCAGTAAGTTTGCAAAGGAAATTGGCATGAATGAATCTGTCATGCGGAAATATAAGGGAAAGATTGTAACTGCTTCCGATAAACAAAGAGCTCTTATACAAGAGAGATATAATAATCTTCTCAGAAGAATGGAAGCTGTCAGATTCTGATATTCTAGCCGTGAGGCTCTGATATAAAATTAAGAACTAATTGACAACAGAAGGCGCATCGTTTTGGTGCGCCTTTATTGCTTTTAATGAGGTTATCAATGAGTAAGCCGGAGTTTAATGGGCTCAGTAGATTTTTAGCGGGGATTATTTTTTATACTCGTGAAGTATTGCTTACTTCGCATTATGAAAAACGATTATTTGAACATGCTAGCCAGCCTCGTGTTGCCTGCGCAGATATTAGATTACTTTCTTATCTCTGGAGTCGAACAAACCTCTCAAGAGATTCATATCAGTCTGGATGAAAAGATGAATCCCAAGTTAAGCAATGACGTACATTTTGAATCCAAAGGTTTTATGGAAGCTGTAAATGTGACAGACTTTCCCATACGGGACCATAAGGTAATTCTCAAGATCAGACGCCGGCGTTGGACGGACTTACGCACAGGGAAAAGCTTTAGTATTCCCATCGACCTCGACATTGTGGCCAAGGGAACCAGATACTCCAAAGAATTTGGATCTTTTTTAAAAGAAACGTATGGAGACATCCCCGGTGACTTGCCGTACGCTTGAGGAATTCTATCATATAGACTGTCATACATTCGAAAAACAGTACAAGGAGGTTCTCAGCGGATATCGTAATTGGGAACAGTTATCTCATGCCGATGAATGGATGCTGTTTCCAGAGAATATAGGACCGCATCTGGCAATTGACGAAACATCGCTCTCAAACGGTGAACTTTACACCTTTGTGACCAACCGCGATGCCTGCACAAGGGAGTGTTCTCTTGTAGCAGTTGTGGCAGGCACCAAATCGGAGGATGTAATAGCTGTACTTCAGCGAATTGACGAGGAAAGTCGTTATGCCGTTAAAGAAGTGACACTTGACCTTTCAGACTCCATGCGCAAGATCGTACGGACTGCATTTCCTAAAGCCTGCCGTGTGATAGACCGTTTTCACATTCAGAAATTAGCTTGTGATGCCGTGCAGGAATTACGCATCAAACACCGTTGGGATGCCATACAGCAGGCTAATGAGGAAATGGAGGAAGCTAAACAGAAGAACGAGGATTATGTCCCATACCGATATGCTAATGGTGATACCCGTAGGGAGTTGCTTATACGCTCGCGGTATTTACTTTTCAAATCAGCCGATAAATGGACAGAGAGGCAGAAACAAAGGGCGGCAATACTATTCGAAGAATACCCTGACGTTAAAAAAGCATATGGTTTGTGCCATTCCCTGCGGATGATATTCTCAAGGAATACCATAAAGGATGCTGCACGTCTGGCTATGGCACGGTGGTATTATAAAGTAGAAGAAGCAAGGATGCATTCTTTTAACGTCATTGCCGCTACTTTTTATGAACACTATGATGAAATACTGAATTTCTACAACCATCGTTCTTCAAATGCAATGGCAGAATCTTTCAATGCTAAAATTAAACTGTTCAGAGCAAACCTAAGAGGCGTAGCTGACAAGAGGTTCTTCCTTTTCCGCATTGCTAAACTATATGCGTATCCCCACTAAAAAGCTACTGACTCGTTTAATGCTTTGGCTTATCTAAATCAATAGTAGTGACTTTATCTTGCTCAGTTATATGAAGCTCTGATTTCATCCAAGTATGCAACTTGGGGTTATTATTGTAAGGTCTAATAGCTGTGAATATAGATGCAACTGTTGGGTATTTACTTAAAACAGCTCCAAATGCGCTAATAATACACTTCATATCTGAGCCGGAATTTAGGATAATAATGTCGTTGGAATTTTTATTTCTGACAATGTAGATTTCGGTATTCCAATCCCCCTTATTAACAGTTTCTATAACTTCGACTTCCGATTCTATTTCTTTGAGTTTTTCGTGAATAAATTTAGATTTACCCGAACCTTTTTCACCCTGGATTAATGTAATTTGTCTCATTTATATCTCCTTTCTTATTTTTAGTTTTTCGTTCTAACTCTCCTTTTCTGATTACGCAAATAGCATTCTCATAAGGTTCTTCCGTCTTTTGCCAGTAGTTCAGAAGTGACTGCCGGGCAATTCCAAGTTCTTGACTTGAAAATACATCATAGATGGCAGCAGGTGAAGCAAAGTACCTATGCTTACCAGTTGCTTTCATTTCTACGTGTATAACTCTTCTTTTATCTTCCTTTTCCATGATGCAAATATACTTATATAATTATTATATGTTACATAAAATAATACTTTTATAATTTATTAACTATATAAATAGTATTATTTGTTACATAATATACTATCTTTGCATCATCAGAAACGAAGTAATAACAATTAAAAGATATACGATAATGAAAGCAAAGAATATCATCAGAGAAGTAAGTTACAAAGGTCACATAATAACAGTGTTTGAAGATGGCTTTCATCAAGAATTTGTAATCATAGATAATGACGAATCAAAGCTGTATGATAGCATTGCAGATGCAAAGAGAGTTATTAGAGGCGAGCAACCTTATTACGAAATAAACTGAGTTTAACCAGCAGGGCGAAAGCCCTGCGCAATATAGAAGATTATGAAACGGTATTATTTAGAGCTTAACGGTGTATTTGTGAAAGATTCTAATTCTCTTAAAATCATAACAAGACATTATGAAAATTACCGTAAAAAGTATAAAGACGGTTTAATAGGTGTCTATGACAAACAAACAGGTGAATATATATTTTGATTATTTTAAGTCCTAATCCGGTAGCTTTCGGGCACCACAATATACACGATTATGAAAGCGGATTTAGTTTTAGTTATCAGCCCTGAAGCCCCACTGATGAAGCAACTGGGCAAGGTATTGGGTAAGATGGTAACCCCTTATGACTTCTCTACTATAGAGAGGGGTGAAAAGTACATCACCATACAGCATGATGAAACAGGGCTTGTAGTGGCTTATACGAGTGAAGAAAGATTGAATGTGAAACGATAAATATAGATTGACATGGTAACACCGAAAGAAATTATTGAATTGATAGAGAGTTTACCTAATTCAGAATACCACATATACACAGACGAAAGAGGTGTGACAGTGACTTCTGAATGGCTTGTTGGCAACTTTGCGGGTATGGGATTTGTGGCAGCTACGAAAGAGGATGCAGCACAACGGTTGATTGACTATCTTGACAGACATATTAAGCATGATTCAATAGTGGGTGATATTGTTTGTAAAAGTGGCTATCCTGACTTAAAGAGAGTGAAAGAATATTGCAATAACACTTTTATAGATTAGCTTATGAACTCAATAAACAAAAACGGTTGCAGCGTATGTCAACCCGGTAAAGAGAATTACACTACCTACAACACCAGGTTGAGAGGTAAAAGAGTGAGAATGTACCAGTACGACTACCGTACTGAAAGCGGTGAGTTGTTTTCTTGCTGTGCGCCTACCTTAGAGGCGTGTAGAGAAAGACGGGATAAATGGCTTAGTTCACGACAATAAGCCAATTGTCGTGTATAACGATTGAAGATATTTCGTTATCTTTGGTTGTGGTAGTACCTTTGGGGTACTATCTTTTATGTATAAATTTTATAACGATATAGTGATATGAAGATTAATTATAATGGTCAAGAGATAGAAGCGTATTCGCTCATAATGACAAAAGAAAACGCTTTAGATATTTTGAATGGTAAAAAGAGCATAGAAACACGTATGCTTAGCGCCAAATATGAGAAGATGTTCACGGACTTTGCGCAAGTTGACGAAAACGAGAAATTTAGAAAAGCTGGACGCGAGCAAGAATGTCAACCTATTTTAAGGACTGATATAGAAGCTATTCATTTTTATAGTACTGGTGCACCATGGACACTTGATGTCGCCATTGATGAAATTGGTATAGGCGAAATAACAGAAGAAGGAATAAAGTTCATGCACGATGAATTTGATTTTCATGATTTCGATGAACAGCTAGAAGATTTCAAGAAAAATCCGCCCGAAGAAGTGCCATTGTTCTATTATTTACATATCTGTGAGATTATTCATCATGATGGATTGAAATAATATAAGCCACTTCGGTGGCTTTACTTATTGGTAAAAAGATTGTTTAATTTAAAATTTAAGATTATGGGAGAAACTTACGCAACTGATGCGAGCGGTAATAAATATCGCACTCGAAAAGACTATGAAGCTGGTCGTTTTCAATCTATGGGTAGAAATGCAGCCCAAAGAGCGAGAATTAATCGTAAGGTAGGTGGTAGGATTGCTTGATGATGAAAAAGGCAATAGATATAATAAAAACTATCGCCGAAAGGACTGACAGGGTTATATTGTTTCACTCGGCATCGGGTAAAGACAGTATAGCCCTTTTAGACCTTATTTCACCATACTTTAAAGAAATTGTATGCGTTTATATGTACGTTGTTAAAGACTTATCTCATATTAACCGTTATATAAACTATGCTTGTAATAAATATCCAAATGTTAAGTATGTGCAGATTCCTCATTTTGCAGTTTATTCCTATAGACGCATTGGGTATATGGGATGCGAGAAAAATGAGAAACAGAAACTTTACAGCATGGCTCAGCTTACAGATATAGTAAGGGAGAAATACAATATTGAGTGGGCTTTCTTCGGCTTTAAGCAATCCGATTCAATGAACAGGCGTTTGATGCTACGTACATACGACATGAACGGAATTAATGAAGCGCAAAAGAAGTGTTATCCATTGTCTGAATACAAAAATAAAGACGTCATGGATTATATTAGCAGGGCTGGTTTAATCAAACCGGAATCATACGATTCCAAGCATCAATCATCCGGAACGGACATAACGGATATTAACTACCTTCTTTTTCTTCGTAATAGATTTCCGGGTGATTTGCAGAAAGTTATAAATGAATACCCTTTGGTGGAACGAAAACTATTTGAATACGATTATGAAAGAACTAAAGCAAAGTGAGACAAGAATTATAAAGCGCTCCAAAATAAATCTGAATCCGATTAATCCTAAAAGGCATTCTGATGAGAGGGTAAAATTGCAAAAGAAGAACTTGCAAAAAGTGGGTTTCCTCGGCGGTATCGTATGGAATGAGAAATCGGGAAATCTTATAGACGGGCATCGCAGGATAAAAGCAATGGATTTGCATTATAAATACGATGGTACTTCCAGCACGGATTACAATGTTAAGGTTGAGGTCGTAAATCTGGATGATAAGGCTGAGAAGGAACAGCTTACATACATGGCCGTGGGAAATACTAAACCAGATATTGATTTGATAGCTGATTACATTAATGATATTGATTACTCCGATGTCGGTTTGAGTGAAGCTGAACTTAATGATATTCTATCCATAAGTGGTATTGATGATATTAGATTGTCTGATTCTTTAGATAATTTGCTATCTTCCCCGGTGAAAGAATCAAAGCGTCTTGATAGAACAGATGAAGAAAAGAAAGCTCACATGAAAGAGGTTAAGCAACAGGTTAAGGCAGTGGCTAAGGAACGCCAACTCAATGAAGAAGCTTACATAATGCTTTCGTTCTCCTCCTACGAAGCTAAGGCTGATTTTTGTGACCTGCTTGGTATAAGTACAGATGATAAGTTCGCTAAAGGGGAAGGTGTTTTAAAACTGATTGAATAAGTATGGCAAAGCCGAAGTTTGATTTTGATGATGAACAGAACCTAATCCGTATTGAGGGTTGGGCACGTGATGGTTTGGACGATAAGCAAATCGCAGCAAACATCGGCTACAGTGAAGCGCATTTCTCTGTGTTGAAAGGTAAATTGCCTAAATTATCTAAAGCATTAAAAAATGGGCGTGCGCCCATTGATTTTGCCATTGAAAGCAAGATTTATCGTAAGGCTATGGGGATGAAGGTAAAAGTTCAACAGGCTATTAAGGTGAAAGATGTGTTTTTCGATGAAGAAGGTCGCAGATGCGAGAAAGAACGGGTAGAGATTGTGGAATTAGACCAAGAAGTACCACCTGATACAACAGCTGGTATTTTCTGGCTCAAAAACCGTAAGCCCGAACAATGGAATAGACCGGCTCCAAGAGCTGAAGATGATGCTGATATTCCAACAGACATAGAGCATGGCATCAACATTGATTCTTGGATTAAAGACAAGCTGAAATGATAGTACCTCAAGAAATTTACCATCCATTATACAAGGATAAGGAAAAATTTATAATTCTTATTACCGGTGGGCGTGGTTCGGGAAAGTCTTTCAATGCTTCTACCTTTATTGAGCGGTTGACTTTTGAAATGACTCCCGTAGAGAAAATAGTTCATCAGATTCTTTACACCCGTTACACGATGGTTTCTGCCGGTATGTCTATCATCCCCGAAATGATGGAGAAGATAGATTTGGACGGTACCACGAAATATTTCAAGACCACAAAGACGGACATAGTCAATAAGATGACTAAGAGCCGTATCATGTTCCGGGGTATCAAGACTTCTTCCGGGAACCAGACAGCAAAACTGAAATCCATTCAAGGCATTACGACTTTTGTCTGCGATGAAGCGGAAGAGTGGACAAGCGAAGATGAGTTCGACAAGATAATGCTCTCCATTCGCAAGAAGGGTATTCAGAACCGGATTATCATTATAATGAACCCATGCGATTCCAATCACTTCATCTACAAGAAATACATTGAGAAAACTCACAAGCTGGTAGAGATTGACGGTGTGCAGGTTCAGATTTCCACTCATCCGAATGTGCTCCATATCCATACTACGTATTTTGATAATTTGGATAACCTTTCTCCTGAGTTCCTGAAAGAGGTGGAAGATATGAAGGTGAGTAATCCTGAAAAGTATGCTCATGTGGTTATCGGCCGGTGGGCTGACGTTGCAGAAGGTGCCGTATTCAAGAAATGGGGCATTGTTGACGAGTTCCCGGCTTGGGCAAAGAAAATTGCTTTCGGGCAAGACTTCGGTTATACGCATGACCCGTCTGCTTCCATTCGTTGTGGTATCGTTGATAACGCCCTTTACTTGGATGAAGTGGATTACCGTACTGGATTGCTTTCTTCTGACATCATCAAGACTCTTCGCCCGTGGGGATTGAAAGTCATAGCTGACAGTGCTGACCCTCGATTGATTCAAGAGATACACAACGGAGGAATCAAGATATATGCCGTAGAGAAAGGTGCAGGCTCTATCAATGCCGGAATTGACAAAATGAAAGATATGGAGATTTATATAACCAAACGCTCGTACAACTTGCAAAGCGAGTTCAGAAAGTATGTTTGGGCAAAGGATAAGGACGGGAACTATATCAACGAACCGGAAGACCATGACAATCACTGTTTCGTAGGAGAGACTCTTGTAATGACAAGCGTAGGGAATAAGCGAATTGATAAGATTAGAAAGGGTGATTATGTACTCACATCAAACGGTTTTAGAAAGGTTAACAAATTCTTTGATAATGGATGTAGAAAGATATTGCATACTCGGTTGGTTTTTAGTAACTTTATAGTTGAAATAAAGGCAACGCCTGAACATAAATTTAAAACTATAAATGGATGGAAGCAATTACAAGAACTGACGAAAGGGGACGTACTCTATACGTGCAAGTCTTTAATGGCAAAGAATACAAATTATATGCCGGAGAACGTTATTTCTCCCGTGGAACTAAACGACTACATCGTGAAGTGTGGAAATTCTATAATGGGCAAATACCTAAAGGGTATCATGTTCACCATAAAGATGAAAACACTTGGAATAATGATATATCCAATCTTGAACTTGTTGAGATGCACGCACATTTACGGCATCACGCAGAAGAGCAAAGTAGAGATAATGAACTGCTTGCATGGAGAAGAGAGAATATTGCCAAAGCAAGCCAACTTGCCGTTGAATGGCACAAATCAGAGGAGGGAAGGAAATGGCATAGCAAAAAAGCAAAAGAGCAATTTGCAAATGCAAAGCCGGAAACCTTCATTTGTGAATGGTGTGGAAAAGAGTTCTCTGCCATTTCAAACGGAAATAATAAGTTTTGCTCAAACAAATGCAAAACAGCCTATCGGTATCATTCAGGGACTGATAACGAAAAGAGGAAATGCAAATGGTGCGGCAATGAATTTGTTGCAAACAAATACAGCAAGACCGAATTTTGTTGTAGGAGATGTAGCGGACAATATTCTGCAAGCGTCAGAGCTGAAAGAGATAGAGATAGTAAAGGAAGATATATGTAACGTTTATGATATAGAAGTTGAAGATATGCACGAGTTCTTCGCTAATGGGGTTCTCGTGCATAATTGTATAGATGCTGTACGTTACTATGTATTGGGTGAGCTTCTTGGTAAGATTCAGAAGCCGAAAGATTTAACAGGAATATTCATACATTAAAAATATAAACTATGCCATTGAATTTAGAAGAAATATTAGCATTGCCTGACATCGGGCAGAAGATAAACTACCTGAAGAAAGGTAGGAAGACTGAACTTCCCGACCGTTGCAAACTTTGGGATGATTGGAATCCGGAACGACATGAAATCATGGTTGACAAAAAGAAATATCCGGACAGAAAGGTTCTTGAAAAAGAAGCAGAGAAGCACTTCGATGAAAAAACGGGTAAGACTTATGAAATCGAAGCAAAGTATAAGACTGAACCGGTGAACCGTATTTCCATTCCATTGGAACAAGATATAGTGAACATTCAAACAGCTTTCACGGTCGGCACAGAACCGTCTATGGATTGCACTCCGACTGATGATGATGAAAAGAAGCTGCTGGATGCGGTAAAGGCTGTATTTAAATCCAACAAAATCAAATACCAAAACAAGAAGATTGTCCGTGCCTGGCTCTCCGAACAAGAAGCGGCAGAATATTGGTATGTTACCGATGATGATTCGTTTTGGGCAAAGTTTTGGAAGAAAGTTAAGACTACGTTCGGTGGCAAGGTCAAGCCCACCAAGAAACTAAAAAGCGTGTTATGGTCTCCATTCAGAGGTGATAAGCTATACCCGTTCTTTAACGATGAAGGTAAAATGATTGCTTTCTCACGTGAGTATAAAAAGAAGCTCATGGATGATTCGGAGGTCACCTGCTTTATGACTATCACGGACAAAATGGTTTATCAATGGGATTTGTCTAAAGGGTATGAAGAAAGAACGCCTTTTGCTCATGGATTCCCAAAACTACCGGTTCTTTATGCTTATCGTCCTGAACCTTATTGCAAGAAGATAAAGACATTCCGTGTCCGGCTGGAAAAACTGTTATCTAATTATGCTGATTGTATAGACTACCATTTCTTCCCACTGCTGAAGCTAATTGGAGATGTAGAGGGTTTCATGGGTAAGGTTAAGGATAGAATGGTCAAACTTACAGGTGAAGGTGCGGATGCCCAGTATCTGACGTGGAACCAAGTTCCGGATACGGTACGTTTTGAAGCAGAAACACTCACTAATATGGCTTATGATATGTCAAACACTCCAAGAATATCCTTTGAGACGTTGAAGGGGGTAGGCAAAGCATCAGGAACCGCTTTCCGCTTTATGTTCATGGGTGCACATATGGCGGTAGAAAATCACGGTGAGGTTATCGGTGAGTTCTTGCAGCGGAGAGTAAATTTCATTGTTTCCGCTTTAGGCTCTATCAATCCAACCGAGTTTAGCAAGGCATCGCAGACCATTGACATAGAAACAGAACTGGTTCCATATATGATTGATGATTTGAATGATAAGGTGACCACTGCCGTTTCCGCTGTCAGTGGTGGCATCTGGTCAACGCGTGAGGGAATCATGTTTGCCGGAAATGCTGATAGGGTAGAAGAGGAACTTGCAGAAATCAAAGAGGAACAAGCAGCAAAGAATGAGCAAATCGGAGATAAGGGAAAGAAAAACGCCTCTTAGTTAGAAAAATTACGGGACTTATAGTTTTAGTATAAGAAAAATAGTTAGCGGTGGCTTCAAAGAGTTGCCGCTATTTTTTTTGCTCTTTTAAATTATAAATATTAGAATATAATTTTGAATTATAGAATTATATATGTATTTTTGTCACACGATAATTGAGTAACCAATGAGAATATTTACCGAACAAGCATTAAAAGAATATGCAGAGAACCATCCCGATTCAAAGGTCGCTTTGCAAGAATGGACTACCATTGTGAAAAGAAGCAAGTGGACCTGTTTTGCCGATATTAAGAAAACGTTTAATAGCGTTGATAATGTAGGTAATCAACACTATGTTTTCAATATCAAAGGCAATAACTATCGTTTGGTAGTAGTGATTAAATTCACTATTCAGTTTGTGTATATTCGCTTTATTGGTACTCATAAAGAATATGATAAAATAGATTGCGCTAATATTTAGGATTATGACAAAGATAGAAAATCAAGCCCAATATGAATGGGCGGTGAAAAGAGTAGAGGAACTTCTTCCATTAGTGAAAGATGATACTCCTTTGAATGACCCAAATAGCATAGAATTGGAGCTTCTTTCTAATTTGGTTGCTGATTATTCCGAAGAACATTTTGCATTGGGAGAACCAACACTTGTGGATGTTCTTAAACTTCGTATGTACGAAATGGGGCTTAATCAAAAATCACTTGCAAAGTTAGTTGGTGTCAGCCCATCACGATTAAGTGATTATATATCTGGTAAATGTGAACCAACCTTGAAAGTTGCTCGTGAGATAAGCCGGAAGCTAAATATTGATGCAAATATAGTGTTGGGAGTATAAGTATAAGTTTTTGTCGTGATATATTTTAGGCGTGATTCATTCGGTTTCACGCCTTTTTTTATACCATTTTACGACAATCGTTTTATTGTCGTGTATCACCTATCTGATAATTTTTCACCTTCTTTATAAATAACGAAATTTACCGTAGAAATTTATAAATCAAATTCATACGGTATGACAATCTTAGAACAAATCTTAGCAGGGCTACAACAGAAATTCGCTGGGGTGGACACTGCTATTCTTACCCGCATTGCCACCAAAAAGGCAGAGGGTGTAACGGACGAGACAAAAGTAAACTCCATTGTTGAGGGTATCAGTTTTTCGGACGTGCTTAATTCCTATGGTGATTTCCGTGCCGGGGATGCTTCAAAAACGGCAGTGACTAACTACGAGAAGAGGCATAACCTTAAAGACGGTAAGCCAATCGAGACTACCACAACCACCAAAACGGAAGAGAATAAAGACGATGTGCCTGCATGGGCGCAAGCTTTAATTGACTCCAACAAGAACCTTTCTGATAAGCTAACACAGTTTGAAGCAGAAAAGGCTCAAGCAACACGCAGCCAGCAGATTTTGGCAAAGGCAAAGGAGTATGGTATTCCCGAAAACTACGCCAAACGATGCGCCATTAAGGACGATGAGGACTTGGACGCATACTTCAAGGACTTGAAGCAGGAGTTTGCGAATGACGGCTTTAAGGGTGTAGTTCCTCCAGATACAGCAAAAAAAGAACTGGAGAATGAGACTCAGGCGTTTGCGAAAATGATTGCAGACGACACTAAAGAAATTGTAGAACAACAAAAACAGTGATTTTATGGCAGCAGGATTTAAGTATAATCTTGAACCGGAAGTTGAGCAGGAAGAACGCTACGACGTAGAAACCGGACGCAGACGCAGAGGTCCGTATAAGTTGGACACAACCAACCTCGTTGTCGGCTCGTACTTGCCCTCATTCACACCGATTGCAGCTGACTTGGTGAAGAAAACATCCCAAGTGGCTATCCGTGTGGAAGTATATGAGAAGTTTACGACAGGCTCCAATACCACATTGAAAATCAAGAAACGTTCTTTGGCTTACAAAGGTATGCACTTGGGTAACGGTGCGCATGGAGCGACAATCAACGCTATTGACAAGGCTGACAAAGCTTTTGATAAGCTGACGTTAGCGGCAGACTTTGGAGAAAATCTAGAAGCTGGAACAGTTCTTTACGAAGCGACAGCCGCAGACGGTACAACGCCCAAAGTTATCGCAAATTCAGCTCTGTATGAAAGGAAGCAGGTAGAGGATGGCATAGTATTGGTTTCCCTTTTGATGCGTGCGTTTGAAATCGAACCGACCAAGCTGGTAATGCCTTTCGCAGATATTGACAAGGCGAATATGCCGCACTTCCAGTTTAACGCTTTGGATGTCAAACAAGAAAAAGAAGCCGTATCTATTCCTAAGGCTTCTTCTAGTCAGGACGGTTTGATGAGTAAGGAAGATAAAGCCAAATTGGATGGGGTTGCAGCACAAGCTAACAAGTATACTTTAACAGCAGCTACGACTTCTGCTCTTGGAGGTGTAAAGCAGGCAGCCAAAGTGAATGATGCATCTGGTACGGTGTCGGTAGAAAACTTTAACGGATTATTGACAGCGTTGAAAAACGCAGGTATAATGGCAAAATAAAGAAAGGAGGACTAATATATGATGCTAACTATTCATACATTGTTTAATGACCCGAACATTGTAAATGCAGTGATTCAGCGTGTCCTCAAGACAAGAAAGGACACAATTTATTGGCAGCAGTATTTGAGCTTCCGTAGGACTACTACTCGTGTATTTAAAGACTACATTGGTCAGGTTACTGGCGTGATGGCTGGTTCCATCAACTCCCGTTATGGCGAAAAGCCTATCCGTGAACGCAGGAATATCGGTTCCGGATATGGTGAGATTGCCTATTTGGGTGACCGCTATCAAATCTCAATCGACCGTTTGTCTGACTTGCAGGACTTGATAGATAAGTATAATGCCGCCAAACCGGAAGACCAGAAAGCAGCCATGCGTGAAATCGTGGATTTTATCTATGACGATTATCGTCAGGTACTTCTTGCAGCCCACAAGCGTATGGATATTATTGTAGGCTCTCTGTTGATGACTGGAGCAGCAAGCGTGAAGAATAAGGACAAAAACGCAGGAGGTGTTGAATTACTGAACATCGACTTACCCTTCAAGTTCATCAAACCGGGCACTGAAGATAAAGACCATTTTATCACGTACTTGCAGCAAACACTTAATGAATTGAGAGCTATCTACGGTACATTCCCGAAAATGATTATGAGCCGTGGCACATTCGTCAAGAATATTATCGGTTCAAGTGAATTTGGAGATAAGTTCAAAATGCAGCTTACAGGCAATGAAATGTATATGTCTACCGGGCTTATCACCTCGCAACTGGCTTCTACCATTTTTACAGGTATCGGACTTCCGGCTATTGAAATCAAGGAAGATTATGTGGTAGACCAAACAGGTAAGAATATCCCCATTTATGCAGATGGTCGTATTTCCCTGCTTCCGCAGGATAAAATCGGTTATATGCGCTTCCACACTCCTTATGAAGCTGTGGATGGTGTACCGGGACGTAATTACACTCAGGCAGATGGCGATATGCTGATTTCAGGTTACAAGGACGGCAATGGTCGCTATCTGGAATACACAGCCGAATGGATTCCGCAGATTGCGAACCCGAACCTGATTGTGAACTTCGATTTGAGTGAGATGAACGCATGACAGTAAACGATTATATATTACAGAAGTTTCAGACCTTCGGCGTTAACTTGTCGGAGGCTGACCTTTTCGATATATGTCTGAACGCAAAGATAAGCGGAGGGGGTGAGATGAACGAGGATTGCCAAACACGGGTGTCGGTGGCAATTGCGAAGTTCATCCCCTCTCTATTGCTTCGTGCCACTTCCATCAGCGAAAGCGGTTTTTCTATGTCTTGGAACATTCAAGGCATTAAGGATTACTATTCATTTCTGTGCAAGCGGTACGGTTTGAAAGACGAATTGAGTGATAAGCCTAAAGTGACTTTCTTATGATATTCGCCCCACACATATTGCAGGTAAAAGTTATCACCCCAATGGATAAGGATGAGTTTGGCAGACCTATTCCCGGAACAGGTGGTGAAAGCTGGCAGGAGGTGTGCAAATGCCGTTGTGATGATAACACTACCAAAGAGTTTTCATCTGATAACGGCTCTGTGTATCGTCCGAATTATCATGTGGTATGCGAGAAGAGAATTACTGTCAAGGCTGGTGATGAAGTACGTTGCATGGATGGTGATAGCGTAAGAGGTCAAGGCGAAGTTTATACGATAAAGAGTACAAACTACTTTAACTACTCGGAATTATGGATGTAGATTTCGATTTCTCAGATGTTGACTCCTTTTTCGATGAAGGAGAATGGGAGGTCGAAAAGAAGATGATTGATGTAGGTGATGAAGCTGTGAAGTACGCAGAGGAACATGGGGATTATCAAGACCATACACTCACTTTGAGAACGTCCAATGATTACGATGTCGATAAAGATGGTTTGACACTGAAAAACGAAGCGGAATACGCATCATTCGTAGAATCTAAAGGGTATGATGTTTTGAGTAGTGCTGCTTTATATGCGGAGAAACGATTAAAAGAAGAATTTGAAAAATGAAAAAGTACATTGGAACAAAACAGATTGAAGCAGAACCTATGACAATGGGCGAGGCTTATGAAAGAGGTTTATTACAAGTTGGCAGAGTGCCTGATGCAGAGTATGCAAAGCGCATGGGTTATCACGTTAAATATGCTGACGGGTACGAGAGTTGGTCGCCAGCGGAACCGTTTGAGGAGGCGTATAAACTCGCCGATACATCACTTGACCGTATGCAGATAGAAGCCGAAGAAGTCAATGGAAGATATGTAAAGTTAGCCGCTTTCATAGATTCAGGGAAAATGGATGAAGTCGTTAATGATATGTACAACAAGTGTTTACTGGAAATGCAGTGTTGTACAATGTTCGACTATATACGGCTTCTTGATACTCGCATACAGCGTATGCAAGGTTCTGATGGTGCAAAAGTAATAAAGATGAATTTTGGTATGGCTATTATGGCTCTCAAAGCAGGTTTTCCAATTCGTAGAAGCGGTTGGAACGGAAAAGGATTAATGGTGTTCAAACAGGTTCCAGCACATATTGATAGTGATATTATCCCCAAGATGCAATCTATTCCGCAATCAGCAAAAGACCTTATTCTGAAAGGCAAGGGCTTTATTGACTACACAAGCCAGTGTCTTATTTACAATGAGAATACCGGACGCGCTGATTCATGGGTTCCGTCTATCAGTGATGTATTTGCAGAAGATTGGGAGATTGTGGAATGATAGTAACTACCGACATAGGAAACATCCTCTACCGGGACTGCAAGGCTTTCGGAATAGATCTAGTGCCTGATGGTGAAACGCTGACGGGTGAATTGAAGTCCGAAAGGATTGTCATCCACACGAAGAAACAACAGCCGGGAAAGTATTGGAAGAAATCTTTCGCAGAAGTGAATCTATGTGTACCCAATTTAAGCGAGAATGAAGCGAACACAATCCGGCTTAACGAACTCGAAAGAAAGGCTGGCAAGCTGCTTGATGATGTAGTAAGCACCTATGACGGTACAACCTATCGTTATTCTATCGAATCAATTGGCACGGAAGCGGATACAGCTTTGAAATGCCATTACGTGAATGTGAGAATTTTATTTGAAGTAATAAATGTAAAACTATAAGATTATGATTTCAGCAGTAGGAATAAAAAGAATCTTGTTTGCCGACATTGATAAGGTAACGGCAGACATTACCCCCGAAATCGCAAAGACTTTGATTCAAGCCGCTATCAAAGCGAAAGATGAGGTTTTGAATGTACACGGGGAAACGTGGCAGATTGAGGAAACGGAAGCCTCTGTCACCGGGTACAAGAACCAATTAACGGGAAAGAATTACCGTTACGATGATGTGCCGGGAGAAGTATCGCCCGCTTTCTCTATCGGACAATATGACTGGAAGACCAAGAAAGCGTTCATGGGTGGCGATGTTATTCAGGCAACATCTAAAGATGTAGGTTGGAAGCGTGCTTTGGATAAAGTTATTATCAACAAAGCATTGTTCTGTCTGACCGATGATGATGTCTGGTTCATCTTCCCAAAATGCCGTATTGTTTCCCGTGAAGCCAATACGGATAAGGCAATTGCAATCGCTGTAAAAGGCTTGGTGCAGGAACCGGGAATTGAAGGCGTTTCTTCTGAGTATAACTACGAAGAGGGGCAGATTAAAGCTTTGCAGGCATGAACTACAGTAACCATTGTACCTACTCCTTCCGATGCGACCGTAAAGCTGGACGGTGTAACGGTCAAGTCAAAGCAGGTGAATGCTGGGGCTACCGTTCACTATGAAGTGTCGAAAGTGGGGTACGTCACTCAGTCAGGAGATATTAAAACCACTCCTTCTGAAGTTGATACCACTCTTAAAAAAGAGATAACATTGGTAAAAGCACAAGAGTGATAACCGGGGGATGGATATATACCATTCCCCCTTTTAGTTTAAGAATATGAATCAAGCAGCAAAAACGGTTTCTGATGCTTTGTTAGGGCTGGATTTCATGAATGTGGAGATAGGAGGGATGGTTTATACCATTAAACCTCCTACAATTAAAATTATCTGTCGTGCCATTCATCATTTTTCCAATATCGGCATGACTGGAGATAATGTCATGGAAGCTATTAAAGAGCTTCCTGAAGCTACTGAAGATATGCTGAAAGGTATTTCATGCTTCATCTGCGGGAATGATAGTTTGGTCAAAGAATTGGAGAACGGCACTTTTGAAGAAGTCAAAGATGCCTTGGAAGTCTGTTTCTCTATGATGGATATTTCGGCTTTTCAGTGTGTCAGCTCGATGAGGAACGTGTCGATGCTGGCAGCAAGACCGAAACAGTAGGAAACACAACGTTCTTCGGGCAGATAGCCCATTTGATTGACACGCTGCATCTGAGTTATACAGAAGTGTTTGAGATTATCCCTTATCGGAATCTGCTGATGATGCAACGGGATAAATTACACGCAGTATATGGTGGTCAGAAGGTGAATAGAATCAGTGGTAAGGAATTGGCTAATCGTAGGAAAAAGAAATAGATATGGCGAAATTATATTTTAAGGTAGGTAGTGACTGGGAAGAAGTTGTAAGACTTCGTAATGAAATTGCAAAATTAAAGCAGGAGTTAATGAGCATGGATGGCACGCAGACTCCTGCTGCTTTCAAGGCTTTGAATGCCCAACTTGCTGCATCCAACCAAAGATTGGATGAGTTGGTGACTAATGCAGCCAAAGCTGGAGCGGAGATGGAAACGGGATTCAAAAGGAAAATCTTCGATGCTTCCCAGGCCGTGAATGGATTCACAGAGAAGATTCTTGCTCAAAAAGCGGTAGTTAAGGATATTGAAGCGGATGTAAAACGACTTGGGGATGCTTATCGTATAGCATTGAAAAGGAATCCGTTATCAGCAAATAGCAAGTTAGAAGAATACAATGCTGCCCGCAAAGCTCTTGATGAAGAAAAGGCAGCTTTATTTGGATTAACCCAGCAACAGGCAGAAGCACGTCTGTCAGTAAAAAAACTACGTGATGAATACGCCCTTTACAAGGATGACGCAAAAGAGGTTGTAGAAACTAATAATGGTATTGCTATTTCTTGGAAGAAAGCCTTGGCGGTTATTGGTGGTACTGGAGTACTGAAAGCATTAGGTGCTGAAATGATTCGTGTACGTGGCGAGTTCCAGGCTGCTGACACTGCTATTGAAACTTTATTGGGAAACAAAGAGAAAGCCAATGCCCTCATGTCACAAGTTCGTGAGTTCGCTAAAATTTCTCCGCTTGAATTTTCTGATGTAACAGCAGCCACGCAGATGATGCTTGGTTTCAACATTGAAGCTGAGAAAGTTCCCCGTTATCTACAAGCCATTAGTGATATTTCTATGGGGGAATCCAGTAAGTTCAATTCGCTAACTTTGGCATTTTCACAGATGTCAGCAGCGGGTAAACTTATGGGGCAGGATTTGAATCAAATGATAAACGCTGGATTCAACCCGTTACAGATTATCTCCGAAAAGACCGGAAAATCTATCGCAACTTTGAAAGATGAAATGTCCAAAGGTGCTGTTTCCGCTGAAATGGTTCAACAGGCATTCATTGATGCAACTTCCGCAGGTGGTAAGTTCTATAATATGTCTGAGAATGCCTCAAAGACTATCAATGGTCAGTTGTCTATGATGCAGGATGCTTTGGATTCCGTGTTTAACGAATTGGGAACAAAGTCGGAAAGTGTTATCATGGACGGTATTCAAATGACAACTTCGTTGATTCAGAATTATGAAACAGTAGGTAGAATCTTGGCTGGATTAGTGGTTACTTATGGTACATACCGGACCGCAGTGATGCTTGTTACTGCTGCCGAAAGTAAACATACTCTTGTGGAGATTGGACTTACCAATGCCCGTTTATTGGCACGAAAAGCGCAGTTAGCTTTAAACGCTGCAATGCTTACCAATCCTTATGTGTTATTGGCAACGGCGGTTGTAGGTCTCGGAGCTACCATGTGGGCATTATCCGATAGCACGACATCTGCTGAACGTGCTTTGGACTCGTACAACAAGAAAATAGAAAAACTCAACACGGACGAAGAAGATCGGAAACGTACTTTGGAAGGTCTTGTTAGCACCATTAATAGCGAGGTGGAAGCCGAGACCACTAAACTTAAAGCCTTAAAAGACATTGAGAAACTATATCCTGTACTTTTTAAGAAGTATGTCGATGAGAAAGGTCATATACATGACTTGACTGGGTTTTGGAAGGCATATAATGAAGAGGTTTCAAAATCCAGAACACAGTCAAAACAGGCTATAGTCGAATCTTTGGAACAACAGATAAAAAGTGCGGAATGGGCTTATAATTTAGCTAAGAAGGAGAACAACCGTTCCGAAATGAAGGTTCAGGCACAGCGTATCGAAGACCTGAAAAATGAATTGGCAAACGCAAGAAAAGATGTCTTGTCAGAAATCAATGCCCAATTGGAAGTTGAGAACAGACAGGAAACAAAAGAAACTACATATCAGGAGGATTTGGCAAATGCTAAAGCCGAATGGGAGAAAGCGAAAAAAGGGTACGAGGCCTTAATCAAAGATCAGACGGCTACATCGAAACAGGTGAAAGAAGCCAAAGATAAGATGGAGGCATCCGAAAAGACATACAAGGAGCTGGGCGGAGTAACCGGAAGCGAATTAACCAGACAGGAAAATCTAGCAAAAAAGCAAAAAAAAGAACAAAAAAAGACAGCCGAAGAACTCTTGTCTCTCCGCCGTCAGAACCAACAGGATGAAATCAACCTGATGAGAGAAGGCACGGAAAAGAAGTTGAAACAGATTGACCTTGATTATCAGAAACAGATTGATGCGATAAGAAAACAGGAGGAAGAATGGAGCAAAGCCGGTAACGGTAAGCTGACCGACAAGCAGGCACAGAAAATTTCAGAAGCTTATACCAATGCCGAAAGTATGAGAGATAAAGATATTTCCGATGTAACTGAAGGACAGCTGAAAGCCGAACAACAGGCTTTGAACGACTACTTGAAAGAATATGGCACGTTCCAGCAGCAGAAATTGGCTATCGCCCAAGAGTATGCGGAAAAAATAAGGAAAGCACAGGAAGAAAACGGTGTTAATAGTGCACAAGTAAAGTTACTGGAGAAACAACGTGATGTTGCCATACAGAACAAGGAAACAGAAGCCATAAAAGCCAATATAGATTGGGTTACTGTGTTCGGTGAGTTTGGTTCCATGTTTTCCGACATGATAAAGCCCGCCTTGGACGAAGCGAAAAAATATGTACGGACTGACAAGTTCAAGAACTCCGATCAGGCAAGCCAGAAATCATTGATTGACGCCATCAGCCAGATGGAAAAGTCTTTGGGTGGTACAAGTGGAGTCAACTTCAAGAAACTTGGAGAGGATGTAAAAGCCTATCAAATAGCAGAACAGAATCGTATCAGTGCCATAGGGATTGAAACAGCTGCTTTGGAAAGACTAAAGAAATCACAGGATGATTACACCAAAGCGCAGAAGGGCGGAACGGAAAGTGAGAAACAAGCCGCAGCAAACGCTCTTGAAACAGCACGGCAGAATGCTGACATTGCATCCGCCAATGTGAAGACACAGACTGATATCGCCAATCAGGCCCAGCGTAATGTGACTGATACCGCCACCAGACTGAAAGCAAGCATGGAAAATTTGTTGGGAGGCTTGCAGCAGATTTCATCCGGTGGATTGTATAACGCATATAGCGGAATTATCAAAACCGTGAACGGATTCAAGGATGTCATAGGAAAAACGTCAGAATCTCTTAAGGAGGTCCCCATCGTCGGATGGATTCTGTCCATCATTGACGTACTCAAAGACGGATTAAGTGATCTTGTCGGTGGTCTGCTTGATGCTGTTCTGAACGCTGTCAGTGGAATTATCGGTGATGTCTTGTCAGGGGATTTGTTTGTCACAATCGGCAAGTCATTGAGGAACGGCATAGGAAACATCCTGAACGCAATCTCATTCGGAGGCTTCAACTCCTTGTTTGGAATAGGTGGAAACGCCAAGGAAGTACAGGAAACGATAGACAGGCTGACGGACAGGAATGAAACTTTGCAAACGGCCATCGAGGATCTGACTGACGAGATGAAGGCAAGCAAGGGAATGAAATCGGTTGAATCTTACAGGGAAGCTGTAAAGTATCAGGAGGAAGTCAATAAAAACTATCTGCAAATAGCAAAGGAGCAAGCCGGATATCATAAGAGCCACGGCAGCTGGCAGCATTATCTGAAATGGACGGATGAAATGCTGGAACACGCAAGAAAAGCTACCGGCATGCAGGATTTCTCCGGCACCGATTCCTTGTGGAATCTGACCCCCGAACAGATGAAAGCTCTACGGTCGGACGTATGGTTATGGGATATCATGGAATCTTCCGGTAAGGGAGGTTACGGTGAGCGTGTTACCGACAAGCTGGATGATTATATAGAGCAGGCAGGAAAACTGGAAGAACTGACCGACAGTCTTTATGAGGGCCTGATCGGAATGTCATTCGATTCCATGTATGACAGTTTTATAAGCAGTCTGATGGATATGGAGAAGAGTGCGGAGGATTTTGCTGATGACATATCCAAATATTTCATGCAGGCGATGCTGTCAAATGCCATCGGTGAACAGTTTAGTGACAAACTGAGGACATGGTATGATAAATTCGGTGAAGCCATGAAGGATGATGGTACGCTTGACAATAATGAGCGTAAGGAGCTGATGGATGAATACATGGGTTATGTGGACGAAGCCATGAAGCTCCGTGACGAGCTTGCCGCAGCAACCGGATATGACAAGATTTCGCAAGAATCAACATCCCAGTCAGCTTCATCCAAAGGTTTTCAGGCAATGAGTCAAGATACTGGCGAAGAGTTGAACGGTAGGTTTACAGCATTGCAGATTACAGGAGAAGAGATAAAGAATCAAAATATCATTCAATCTCAATCACTTAATCTACTGACAGTAAAAGCAGATGCTCTACTTTCCATAAATACGGAAACAAGAAATATTGCTGATGATACGCGGGATTTGATAGCGCAATCCTATCTTGAATTGGTACAGATTTCAGAAAATACAGGGGCAATCGTCAAACCTATTCAACAGATGCAAAGAGATATAGCAGAGGTTAAAAAGAATACAGCAAAATTATAGTTTATGAATGAATTATTAATTAATGGCGAAAACGCTTATACAACATGGGGCGTGAGAATGGGAGAGGGGTTTCTTGATGTTATTGGGGCATCCGCTCCCATGAAGGATTTTATTGAGAACAAAAGCCGACTTGAACATGGGAAACGGGTAATAATCAATAATCCTAAAGTCGATGAGAGGGAAATAACTCTTTCGTTCACTATCGAGGGTAATTCTCAGTCTGACTATCAAGCAAAGAAGAAAGCTTTCTTTGATGAGCTGTATAAAGGTGTGGTTGATATTCAAGTTCCGGCTAACAGTAATGAGATTTATCATCTGATTTATCTTGGGAAAAGCGTTGCTTACGCACAGAGTTTAAACCGAACTTTCGGAAAAATTTCAGCCAAGTTTAACGAGCCAAATCCGGCAAACAGAAGCTAATTCACGACATTGGTTTTATTGTCGTGTATGTGAGTGCTCAAAATTGGGCACTCTTTTTTTTATCCCCGAACTTTGAAGACATGGAACAAATCGACATCAAAGACATATCCGGTGCTATCCAGCTTACAACTTTGATCAATGAAGGCTGCAAGCGTAAGTTCACTCTGATGAAGGAGGACTACATCATGTTAAAGTTCTCCTTAGAGAATCCCATATATTTCAAACTTGGCTCATACGTGGAATGTAACTTCGGATTGTTCGAGGTGTGCGACTTGCAGAAGCCCGCATTCAACACCAATACCGCCGGCTACGACTATGAGCTTAGGCTTGACGCTTACTACTGGAAATGGAAAAACAAAATCTTCAAATATACCCCGGAGACGACCGGACAGGAGGCGTCCTGGAACCTGACCGCTCCGCTTGACGTACAAGTCGGTATAGTCCTTAGAAATCTGAAAGCTCTTGGTTACACATACAAAGGACAGGATTTTGTTTTCTCCATTGATTCCACAGTCGAAAACAAGTCCCAGTTGATGAGTTACGACAACATCAACATCCTTGACGCTTGTTTTGAGATGGCGAAGAAATGGGATTGCGAATGTTGGGTGACTGAAAACATCATCCATTTCGGGCGTTGTGAGTCCGGTGACGCGGTGGATTTCGAGATCGGGAAAAACGTGCAGGAAATGTCACAGTCAGAATCCCAGTCCACCTATGCCACCCGTATCTACGCTTTTGGTTCCACCCGTAACATACCGGCAGACTACCGCCCCATTGACGAGACCGTGGTTGTGAACGGCGTGGTGCAGCGCAGGCTGATGCTTCCCGAAGGCACTCCTTACATTGACGCTTATCCTGATATGACTACCGAGGAAGCCGTCGAGCAGGTGGTTATCTTCGATGAAGTCTATCCTCGAAGAACAGGCATCATGTCGGATGTCACCACTATCGAAGTGACGGACAAGGTGGAGAATGAGGACGGCACAACCACCGAGGAAAAATGGAATGCCTACCGCTTTAGGGACACGGGTGTTAACTTTTCCGAGAAATATATCCTCCCCGGTCAGGAGCTGAGGATACGTTTCGCATCCGGGCTTCTCAACGGTTTGGAGTTTGCCGTGAAGTTCAATCCTGAGGGAAAGCCGGAGAAATTGGAGGATGGCGGATGGAACCCTGAGGCACAGCTTTGGGAGATAGTCAGGAATGAGGACTATGGCAGACCGCTTCCCGGTGATGTGCTCTTTCCCCAGGATGGAGATGAATATGTGCTTTCCGGCTGGGACAGTACGAAAATAACCGAGCTGGGGCTTGTGGGTGCCGCCGAGCAGGAGTTGAAGGAAAAGACTGAAAAGTACGCTGCCAAATCCAAGATAGACCCGAGTACCTATGGCTGCACGATGATGTCAAATGACGCATACCGTGAGGATGGCGTTCATAATTTCTATAGCATCGGTCAAAAGGTCAACCTTATCAACAAGGCTTATTTCGAGAACGGAAGACAGTCAAGGGTTATCGGATTTGAATTCAATCTTGATTATTCCTTTGACTCACCTGTTTATACTGTCGGGGAAACCGCCGCCTATTCCCGTATCGGGGAGCTGGAGGAAAAGGTTGAGAGCCTTACCCTGAAGGGACAGACCTATACGGGCGGTGGTGGCAGCGGTGTGTATGTGATCGGAAGCCACGACTCCACCCCAGCAACAGACCATAACGTGTATTCCGCATTGCGCTCGCTGATCATGTTCATGCGCAAGGATACGGAGGAACGCACCGGTTTCCTATTATCCCTGTTGGGCGGAACCGTCATCAAGAAATACGCCAAGTTCGGTGATTTCGTTACCGGCGTTTCTGGAGGTTACATCGGTGAGGACGCCCGTGCCGAGCTGGAGGCTTTGGTCCTGCGCAGCTCTCTGAGTGTACCAGAACTTCGTTTCAACCGTCAGACCTATTTTGAAGGATATAATACTATAAGTCCCGGCGGAGGGCTGAAGATAAAAAGCTTTGTCGCCAATAGTGACGGCAGCTATACTGTCACCCCTGATCTGGAGGATGGTGTACCGCTGGGACAGAAGCCGGACGATATCCTCCTAGGTTTCTGGCATGACAAAAGCGTCACTACCGGTGACTTTATTGGTTTCCGGAAAATACAGTACCGTATCACTTCCGCAGATTACGACGAGAAGACATTCGTGATGGTTCCGCGTCCCGGATATGAGTTCGTTCCCCATAACGAGATGCGTCTCGGACAGACGGGGAACTTCACCGACAAGGAGCGTCAGACTTATATCATCATAGACGTGCGTGACGGTAACTGCTGCATCACCCTTGTTGACAATGCCAACACCTGGGACCCGGAGCCGGCACAGATGAAGAGCTGGTTCGGCAAGAAGAAGGGTATGACCATCAACGGGATCAACTGCGACAGGTTCTCGGCAGTATTGCAGGATATCATCATGACGGGATTGATTTTTCAAATTGATGAAATTACCGGTAGCACAGTCCGCGTTCCTATCGACTTCCCTAGCTGGGAGCCGGGCAGGAAGTATGCGTATTATTCCCGTGTGCCCCATAACGGTTCCACATGGTTGTGCGTCAATGACAAGGGCACTACTTCCGAGCCATCCGAAAACAATCCGGACTGGCTTGTATCAGCCGCCAAAGGTGACAAGGGTGATCCGGGACTGTCTGTAATAGGTGGCGGTCATTGGGAATCCTCTAAGACCCCATACGAGGTCAATACCATGGTCACTTTGGCGGGCTGTGTTTTTATCTCCAAGGTGAAAACATCCAATCCTCCCATCAGGATCGCAAGGTTCAAGAATGGCAGTTATCGTCGCAAAAAGGATGGCGGTTATATCCTTGCCGGGAAATCAGCCGACTGGACCGTGCATGAAGACTGGGAGATGCTGCTGGACGGTCGTGAACTTAAAGGTGAGAGTATCACCTTCTTGGGTGAGTTCGCATCCCATCCGTCCAATCCCAAGGAGGGTGACAGCTACCGAAATACGGCTGACCATTGTACTTACATATACCGGAATGGTTTGTGGATGGTCATGGTCAAAGACGGGACTGACGGTAAGGACGGCAAAGGTTACGAGTGGATCTACACCCGTACCAACATCATCGGTCTTACCCCTGACAAGCCGGATTCGAAGCAGCAGGATGATTATATACCGGAAGGCTGGACAGATGATTTTCTTGGCGTGGATGCAGACCATCAGGTGGAATGGGCGTGCAAACGTGTGAAGCGTGATGGAGTATGGAGTGAATGGAGCACTCCGGCCCCTGTGCACCGTTGGAGTAAGGACGGGGAGTCGAATATCATGGCCGACCTTGACAATGAGATGGTGAGCGTCGCTCTTACCAGTACCGGTGTTACTACTTCCGCACAGTCATGGACTACCCATGTATCCATGTGGTACGGTACCGAGAAACTCACCCTTGAGACTTTAACAGTCAGCACGCCTGCCGGTTTCACGGCAAGCACAAGCAAGGCCACCGGAGCGGTGGCGATATCCGTCGCTGCCGGAAAGTCGGTTCCGGAACAGAATACGGTCACCATCACACTGGCTGCAATGAAGAACGGGCAGCTCTATACCCGTGAACTGACTTTCAAGATAACCGGTGTCCGTGGCGGGGCGGACGGTTCCGATGCGGTAATTTATAGCCTTGTCACTTCGGCCACGATGGTCAGCAAGAACAAGAACGGCGG